GCTGGCAGCCGCAGGACGACGACCCCGAGACGATGTGGCTGCCGCTGCGGGCTTGGCAGCCCTGGCCGCGCGTGCTGGCCTGGCCGTGGCAGGCTTGGCCGCTGTGCGCGTGCCTGCGCGGGCTGGTGCTGGCCTGGCAGCCGCGCGCCTGCCGCGGGCTGGCGGCTCAGGCTCGGCTTCCTCCTCGTCGCCTTCCTCGTCGTCGTACTCCTCGTCGCCTTCCTCGGCCTCGGTGTCGTCGTACTCCTCGTCACCGGCCTCGTCGTCGGCCTCGTCGTCCGGTCCAGAGCCGTCGCCGTCCACTTCTTCCCACGGCAGGAACTTCTTCACCCGAGCGCGCCACTTCTCGCCGAAGTACTCCTTGTCAGTGATCAGCCTCGACCAGGCACCATCCTGGTCCTCTCCGGGCCGGAACGTGCCGATGCGCTCAATGGGCGCACCGTGCCAGCGCTCGTCGTCCTCGTCGCCGACATAGGTAGCGTTCTTGATGTCTTTCAGCTCGATGCCGAAGACGCGGAAGAACGGTGCCCAGCGGAACTTCGTGGACTTGACGAGCACGAGGTTCTCGACAACGGGCAGCCCGTTGTATTCCTCCAGCTCGCCCTCGTTGTCGCCGGCGATCCAGAGGACCTTGAGCATGGGGTCAAGTCCCGAGCCGTCGTCCTTCTCCTGCGTGCGGCACCAGAACATGCGGGCAACGTAGCCCGTCAGCTCGGTGTTCGCATCCGGGACGCGCCCGGAATAACTGTCGAGGTCATCTTCGCTGTATTCGGCGTCATCCAGGTCCTGGACGTCGATGTCGGCGACCTCGTCTTTTCTCAGCTTCGCCATGATGGCTTTCCGCCTTTTCTGTTTCGTGCGTATGGTCTAGGAATTGCTGGAACAAACGGTGATTAGCTACGTGCTCCCCTCTCGTCTGAAAGCGCACGCCTGGATGGCGCTTGCCGAGGTGCAGGCGCAACCATTCAGCGGGCTGCCCGTCGGGGTCGACGAGGATTTCCATCTATTACCTCGCCTCGTGCTTTGTAGATTCTCTCGACCATGTCGGCCATGACGAAGAAATCCTCCTCCTCTATTCGCTGACCGGGGCCGAGCGCTGAATAACGGTCCTTGGCTAGGTACGGCGGCCATGGCTGCGCGTAAACCCTGCGGATTATCTTGCCGAGCTCGTCGTCGCGCTGCACGTCGTAATACAGTATAACGCTTGCCTGCGCGCTGACGTGCCGTGAAACTTTGCCCTTGCTGTCGAAGAAGCCGGGGATTACCTTTTCCTCTCCGTCCTTTCCTTCAATGATCATCGGCGATGTGATCATCACGGAATTGAATGGCGCTGCGACGATTTCGTCATACCATCGCATGAATCCGTTCTGGAGCTTCTGATGGTTGTCTAGCCCTGGTGTGTCTATGTCCCGCTCGGGATTGACGTCCTTGACCTTCTGCATGACCCAGCGCATGTAAAGGTAATGCATCCGCGTTCCGGAGTCGAATATCATCCAGTCATTCACGCCCAGATTGGCTTTGCCCCAATTCAGGCCCGAGACAGCGTGCTCCCACGATGGCGCGCGGATGAGCCTGGCCGTGCTGCCCGCGCGCTTAGCCGACACGATGCCCTCTTCCTCGGTGGAGCAGAACACTACGCGCGCACCTGCCAGCGCTGAGAGGCCTCCGGCAAGCACTGTCTTGCCGACACCGAGCTCGCCGTTGATGAGGACATTCACCGAGGGATTGAACTTCTGTATATCTTCTACGACGATGGTCACCGGCGATTCGTCAATGGCCATCGGGTTCTTGCGGGCAGGCTTAGGTCTGCTTACGCCGCGGGTAGGTCGGACGCCGCGGGTAGGGCGCGGTCGGCTGCGTGCTGGCGGCATAAGACTCGCTCCTCCCACTGAACGGCGTGTCGCGCGCAGTATCGCGCCAGCCAGCGGCACGGATATTCGGCGACCTTCGCGGGCAGCGGCAGGTCTCGTGTCCGGATAGGACGGTATTCCGCGTGGTCAGAGATGCGATGCCCTGTTCGGCCATCACGCCGCGGGAATAGTACCGATGACTTCATCATTGCTCCTAGCTGATGCTTATCGTGCCGAACATGTATGTCACGATTTCTTCCTGCGTGTCGAAGTGCATTACCTGACTCAGTGCCTGGAACACGTTCTCGCGCGGACCTGCGATAAAGATGACCTTTTCGCGGGCTAGGGCATATCCTAGCTCAGTGTGCCTGCCGCCGCTAGTGCTAGACGTATCCGAGAACATGATGAAGATATCGGCACGGTCGATGTCGTCCAGGTCTTCCTGGCCGTAATATTCTGCCTTATCGGGCTCGGCCCGTATTTCCCTGTCCTGCATTGACGTCTCGCCGTGCACGTCTATCCACCGAGAAGTGACCGCAATGCCGTTGAATGATTGCAGCACATCACGGAACGCGCGCATTCTCTCCTGCTGATTGAAGCTAGCGGCCAGGTAGATTGTCGTCGTTGTCATGCTGACTTCCTCGTATCTTCATATGGGTCTATCTGGATGTAATCGGAGTGCAGCACCGATTCTGCCTCGGCGTAGTTACTGCGCTCGTCTAGCTGACATGGCAGCCAGAACGGGCAGCGCGGACAATCCTTCGTCGGTGTCTTTATGACGGGCAGCGTGCCATCGCGTACCGCGTTCATCCACATTACTTCGTCGGCAATGCGGTCCAGTTGCTTCCGCTGCTCGGCCTTGCTGCGCAGCACTATCTCGCGCACGAACGGCGGAGGTGGCTGGCGCTTGCTTATCTCGCCGTTCTTATTGAGATACAGGCCATCCTCGTTCTGCTCGCGCTCGTCGCCCGTTGTCTTGCGCAGGAAATTGTAGATGATGCCCGCGATATCCTGCCCTTGCTTGAGAATGCCCCGAGCGCGCAGAATCTGGCTGGCGACGGCGAAGTAGCTTCCGCCCTGGTCGTCTATCTCCAGGTATGGCAGCGTTATCTGACTGGCCGTCTTCGTTTCCAGGAGATAGACCTGGCCATCGGCAGCCAGGCGCAGGACGCCGTCCCAGCGTGATTGGAATATGCATACAGGATTGCCGCCGCGCTTGATGGTAATGCGGAACGGCTCTTCGGTGGCAATTATGTGGAAGCCAGGGTCGCGACCGTAATGGTCAACGTAGTTCTCTAGCATTGCGATGCCGAGCTCTTTCGCGTCCAGCCATACGCCATCGTCAAAGGTCTCGTCGGAATAGCTCTTGACATAGGCGATTTCCTCGCCTGCCCATTCCGCGAAGAATTCAGCGGGATGCTGGCCGCGACGCTTGCCCTTGCCGTACCACTGCGCGAATGCCTCGTGAACGCCGATGCCCAGCCACGCCGCGTCGGCGTCACCGTCTATCGGTCGGTAGCCGTACTCGTACTCCTGTAGCCAGCGCCACGGGCATCTCTTGAAAGTGGCACGCGCGCTGGTGCGCAGTATCGGCAGGTCTGTCGCCATTGTCTCGCCTTTCGTCTAGCACCTGTCTGGACCGCGCTCAGTCTCGCTGGGCATCTGTCGATATCAAGACTGAGCGCGGACCAGACAGGCGAGCCCCGTGCACGGGAGCGGGGGATGTGCACGGGGCTGCCTGGTGCTGCCTAGTATACGGCAGCGCCCGATGAGCGCGCCGCTGCGGGCTTGCGACCGGGGCGACCAGCGGGCTTGCCCGTCGCGGGCTTGCTGGCCGCTGCACGGCTGCCACGTCCGCGGGCAGCGGGCTTCGCGGCTTCGGCGGGCTCGTCGTCGGCACCGTTCGCGGTCGCACGGGTCTCGCGAGCCTCCTTGCGGGCTGCCTTCTGGTCCTTGTTGAAGTCGCTGGCCTGGAACTCGCCGTAGAACGTGACGGCCATCGCGATCAGCCGCTCGCTGTCCAGCTTGTCGGGGTCGGTCACCTCGCTGGCGAACCAGGTGGCATAGTCGGTCAGGGTCGGCGTGATGTTGCCGGTCATGTACTTCTCGACGTTGTCGAGCTTGCTGGTGCTGCCATTGGCCTCGGGCTCCTGAACCGCGGGCTTGGCGCGACCGCGCTTGACGGGTGGCATTGTTTCTCCTCGGGTTAGTTCTGAACTGTTACGCTCAGTATATGGCTCTCGGCTGGAAATTACCAGTGGCTTTCTGTTACCTCTTGCCTTCGCGAACTCCTTTCGCTCGGCCGCCGACATGACGTGCTCTACCACCGACCATTCGGCATCTGCTGGCACTGGCTGCCCTGGCTCGCCGTGGTAGTACACGTGCACATAGCCGCCGTCGCACGGCTCGGCTTTGTTCCCGAATTCCCATGCGATGTTAAGCACGCGTCTGGCTCTCGCCTCGGGGAAATGCGCCATGCCCGAGGTAGTGAGCATATACAGCGCGTCTTCGCCGGGGAACCTTATCAATTTCATCAGAACCAGTCCGTGAATATGACGTCGTGGTTCTCGTCTTCGTCTACGGCTTCGATAATACTGAGGAAGCCGAAGAAGTCCTCCGTCTCGATGTACTTGCCATTGAAGAGAAGCCTGTCGTCTTCGTAGGTAAGGCACGCAAACTGAGTAGAGTCCTTGCTTACGACAAGGTAATTTTCGCCGTCCCGACGACAGCGCACCGGATCGGTGAGTATCCATTCAAAGTCCATTGTTTCGCCTTTCAAATCTCGATTGAGTACATGTACGACTGCCGCGCGCCGCGACCGTGGTACGTGATGCGCACGATGCCGCCACTACAGGATACCTTATTTTCTCCAGTTTGCCAAGCGCGGTTGAGCGCGGTCTTGGCACGCCGCTCGCTTAGCCCGTACTCGAACAGGCGCTCGAGCGCAGCTTCGCTGTTCATGCGCGGCGCAGATTCAACAATCTCGTACAGTTCCTTAGTGGTGCGCGGTATGCGAATGTACCGAATGACGACGGTGCCGTCAGGCACTGGCCGCGGGCTAGGTCCGACGCTGCGTGCCATGTCTACCATGTTCTTGGCTTGCTTCCACGAGATCTGGTATTCGTTGTGCAGCGTTGCCATTGTCTCTTCGGCATTGCCTGCCATCATGCGGTCCATCATTGCGCTCCTTGCTGGCGGGACTCGCAGGTATGCAGCCAGCGAATCAAATATTTTAGGGTCGTCTCCGGTACGGCCGATCCACTCGTTATGCATACTACAGGTCAGCCCGCGCACGCAGACACGGCACCAGCGGGCAGGGTCGTGGCCCATCTCGCAGGCGTGGTCGTGCTCCACCGTGAGGTGCTTGCTCTTGCCGCTTGCGCGACAGGTGTAGATAGCGCACGTTCCGCCCTGGCTTTCATACAGACGCCAGTAATCGGCCGCGGTAAAGTCTTCGCTTTCTATGCTGCGGTCGTGCGCTCGCTGCCTGCCCTCACGGCGCGCGGCCACCTCGCAGCGGTAGCACTTGCGCTTCCGTTTTGCGAGCCGTGCCTTTGTCAACGGCCTCTGGCACCGTGCGCAGTCGGGATTTGCCATTACAGGCTACCGCCATGCAGCGCACTGAGATTACGCCAGTAAGGAATGTAATCCGAAAGCATCCGCTGCCAGGCCATGCGCGGAGGCTTATCAGGATGTGACACGTACTGCGGCCAGCGCTCGTAGATGAGCGCGCGGCACTCCCTCTCGGCCGCTGTGCGGGCTGCCAGGCTGCCGTCGTACTTGGCCATGAAACCGCCAGGACTGTTCCGCTGGTTCACGGCGTCGACGCGTACATCAGCGTGCACGTACCACGGGAAGCCGCTGGCGATGCCTTCGCGGCGCAGCTCGGCATCCTCGCCGAAGGAATGCAGCTCAGGATCAAAGCTGCCCACCTCCAGCACGTTCCTGATGTTGAGACCGTACACCGAAAATCCTGCTCCGCCTGGCCACAAAATAGGACCGTGCATGTCGTTGATGCGACCGCCAGTGAAGCGCGCGTAGATCTGCACTGTCGCGCCTATGCCGAGCATATCAGGCTTCTCGGCCACGTTCAGAAGCAACCCTGCCTCGGTGCCTGCCCGCGGCTTATGGTCGTCGTCTGACATGATGATGGAATCCCAGCCCATTTCGTAAGCGTGCTGCACGCAGTATCGGCGCTTATAGCCCATGCCGCGGTCGTTGAACGGTACCCGAGCAATGGACACGTAGCCCTGCCAGCCCTGGTCATCACGGAATTGCACGTGCTGCTTCAGTTCCATAGGGTCAACCACGAGCACAATGGGATAGCCGTATTCCAGCCAGGCAGGCATGATCTTGATCAGGCTGTCAATGCGCGACAGCGTAGGAATATAGATGGCTCCGCTCATAACCTGTTCTCCCGAAGTGTTATGGTGAACGTGCGGAATGTGTCGTCGGTCATGCGCACGCGCAGCCGTGTCTCGCTCGGGCCGACGCGGAAGCCGGTGATGTTCTTGACGTCTGTCGGTCTTTCCGGCGGTGATTCTTCCTTCGCCATGCCGATAAGCGCGTAGTGAATTGAAGCCGAAAGATACGCGCGCACTGGCTCAGCGTGCAGCGGCGTGCCTAGTCTCGGTGCTGGCATGGTCGGCTCCTTTATCGTGTACTTATCTACTGGCCGTACTGGCAACTTGACGCGAATACGGATCTTCTTGCCCAGCAAGCCAGTTTCTTCAGCTAGCTGAATACCATCGTATTCGCCAGATGCCAGCACGCGGCCAGTCAGTTCCTCGTCCATGGATGCCATCCTACATCTAGTAGCTGTCCCAGCTTGCCTCGCATGCAGCTTCCTCGCCATCGGCGAAAGCCAGCTCGGCAATCTTGAGGAACGATTCCTCCATGGCAGGGTTCGTCTCGATGCTGCGCACGATCAGCCTCTTGAGCTCGTCGCTGTAGCACGACAGGGTAAGCGCACGCTTGACGTTCGTGACGCTGGCTGGCGCTGCGCCTGCCAGGTAGCGTATCAGTGCAGCGGCCAGCGCATCGCCCAGCGTGCGCTCCATTTCAGTGCGCTCGCGCTCGGCTGCCTTTTCCCGCAGGATATTGCTCCGCCGCGCGGTGCGCGCAGTTTTCCTGTCGTATGGCGTGGTCATGGCATTTCCCTTCTGTGATGCGTGGCGTTGCGCATGGGCTCCCAGCCGTGCGTTATGCCGTGGCGCTCCTTGAACGCAGCCGTGCGAGCTCTGCCTTTCCGGCTTACGTTGTACTTGCGATAGGTGGCCAGGCGACGGTCGTGTCGCTCGGCCGCGGTAAGTGCCATCTAAGTTCGCCTTTCTGATTTCCGCGTAGTACCCATTATCGTACTTCTCCTCAAGCCAGTCGCGCAACTGCTTAGCCGCGTACTTACTAGGAGCCGGATAGGCGCGGACGTAGCGTCCGTTACGACGACGAAGGACGACCCGATACCTTACCGGGCCGTCCTGCGCCTGCGTGCTTCTGGTCACGTTACTCGGCCTTGCCCGCGCACACCGGACCCATGCGCCGCGCACGCGACTCGTCGTCCGTCAAGTCCCTGCCGCACTTCTTGCAGTTGCCCAGCGTGTCAGCGTACAGGTTGCCAGCGTTGTCAACGCCAGCTTCCAGGATGGCGTGCAGTGCTGCTAGCCCCTCGGCTGTCGGGATGACCTGCGGACCGCGACCGCCGATTATGCGGCGGACGAAACGCCAGCCCTGCCATTTGCCAGTTTCCGGAACGCGGACGAACCAGAAGTCCAGGTCGTTGTTTCCGGTACGGCACTTGGTCGCGTAGTAGCCCTGCGGGATGGCCTTGAAGTTCGGCCTGGCAGCCTGGCGGGGCTGCATCGTCTTGATGGCTGCCAGGTCGGCAGCTTCCTCCGGCGTAACGCACTCGCCGTTCAGGTGGCTGACCAGCCATTCGCCCTGACCGAGCCGCTGGCTGCCTGCGCCCGGTGACCTGAAGATGAAGCCCTTGCCCGGAGCGACGCGCACCTGGCAGCGGAAGCAGTCGCCGGCGAACTTGTTCGTCCGACGGCCGTCGGCCGTGCGCGCGGGTATGGTGCTGACTTCCTGAGGCTGGCCGTAGCAAGCCCTGACTTCCTGGACTGAGACGTGCTCGTGTCCCCTACCGCATTTCATAGCGTTTCCTTCGCCCTTCGGCTGGCCGTGCGCCAGCCCTACGCCCTCCAGCATACCGGAGGTTCGCGCACATGGCAACTCCTGGCCGCAACTTTCTTGAGCGCGACCAGGAGCTGATGTGCGGCACGCTGTCTAGGCCAGCGTACCGTCAGGTCGCGTGCGAGCTGCCTGCGCTGTGCTGGTCGCTGGCGCGCGCTCCTCTCGGGGCAGCTTGCCCAGCCGCGCGTAATCCGCGCGCCGGAGCTCGAACTGGTGTCGGATCTGCTCTGTCTCCTCGTAGTAGCGGCTGGTGTCGATCAGCACTCCGCCGGTGAGCAGCTTCGTCAGCGCGTACTCGACCATCTCGAGCTGGAGCCGCTTCAGCTCCTGCTTCCGGAAAGCTTCGATGGCCAGGTCGGTCTGGATCCTGCGGTACACAGCACCATCGTCGGCTGCGTTGTCGTGCCCGTCGTTCATCTGCTTTTCCTTTCATTGCGAACTACCTTGCCCACGTGGCGCAGCGCGTCGTCGCGCGGCACTTCCTCAGCATACACGATCTGGCTGAGGTCAATGTTCTGCGTACCGCCGTACTGACCGCCATGGGTACGGTCCGGACCACGGGCTGACCATTCCATCCCCATGCCGATGCCGAGAAAGCCCATGCGCCATTCGCGCGGGTATTTCTGCGTGCCGATGACGGTCCGGATTATGTACTCGTGACCAGGCCAGAACTTGACGCCGTCGACGCCCACGACCTCCAGCTTATGCACCTTGCGGCAGGTGGCGCACGGCTCTTGCTGCTCGGCTGGCCGCGTGCGCTCGGCTGGCACCTGGTCGTCTTCCTGGAAGCGCATGTGCGCTTCTTCCATGAGAGCACGCATGGCGCGCAGCCCTGCGAGCGTGCTGCCTTCCACGAGCCAGTCTGGGAGGTCAATATGGTAGCCCATGCGGATAAGCTCACGGACATTGGTCTTCTGCCTGCGCGTAGTGGCGCTGTCGCTTTTCATGCTTCTACCTCGATTCGGTGCATTACGTTAACGATGTGGTCGTGGGTCGGCGTTATGTCGTCGCTTTCGGCGTCCTGCGGGTACAGCCAGCCCGTAAGCTGACCGCCAGTGCCCTCGAACTTGCCGTCCAGAGTTTCGTCGTACTGCGCCTGGCAGCCTGGATACTGACATGGGTAAAGGTACTTCACGGTGGTCGCCTTTCTGTAGCTGAGTGCTGATGCCATTATAGCAAAATCGGGCAGGCTGACCAGCGGCCAGCCTGCCCGCATTGTCATGCGCCGACGGCCGGAGTACTGCCGCGGCCAGCGGACGGATTCAATTCCGCCTCGTTCGCGCGCTGCGTGCCGCGCTCGTAAGCCGCTGCATTGAACTTGATGTTCCGAGCGTCATTATGCCGCATTGTCGGGTGATTCTCGTCAATGAGCGCATTGATGTTCTGCGACTTGTCACGCAGCATTATCTCGGTGCCAGTGCCACGACGCAGCTTGATTTCCGTGAGTCGCTGCTTGATACGGGTCAGGTAGCCGCGGGCTGCGTTCATGCGGTAGGTAAGCGCAGCCGTTGAGTTCTTGGGGATCTGGATGGCTTCCTCACCGCGCTTCTTGATCTCGCGCTGGTAAGCCGCGGCAATGCGGCCGACAGCAGTGGACCAGCCGACGCGCTTTGTCGGGTCGCTGGCGTTCACGTACACGTTCTTCGGCTCGCCCTCTTCGCGCGGCACTTCGCGCCAGCCGTAGGCAGTGGCGATCTCAATCCAGTTGAGACCGGCATTCCGCATGTCGTAGGCGTTTTCTTCCAGAGTCTTGGTCTGGTCGGGCTTGGGGAAAATCGCGCCCGACATGTGCAGGTACAGCGTAGTGAAAAGGAGCTCGAAATAGCGCAGGTCGCTTTCGTAGCCGTAGACCCACGCATATTCCTCGCGCTGGTGCTGCTCGTCCCAGTAGTAGCCGCTGCCTTCCATCCAGACAGAGCGGCAATTGCAGAATTGCGCGACGACATTGCACAGCGTCGCGACCTCGGACAGGAAGAGACTTCTGGCTGCGCCGAGGTCAATCTTAATGCGATCAGGCTTGAATGCCTTGTCGGCTGCCTGCGCAGCAAGCCATTCCTGCTCGCCGTGCTCCTGCATGACCTTGTCGGCCTTCTCGCGGCATAGCTGCGCTTCGTGCAGGCTGTGCGCGTCGCCCATTGACTCTAGACTTTCGGCCTTTGCCAGCATGGCGCGCACGGTTCGCAGTGCCCTGCTCAGTTCCATTGGGTTCGCCTTTCGTTGGGTGAGTATGCAGTCAGGCTACCATGGAACGGAGTCTGTTCGCAAGTGAGCCCGCTCGGGCAGGTCGGGAGTGGAGGACCTAGAGACCCGAGCGGGCAGCAACCTTTGACCGTTGCCAGCTACCAGTCTAGCGCAGCACCAGCCCCGCGGCCAGTGTCGCGGCCAGGTACGCCAGCCAGCCACCGTTAGCGGCCAGGCGCAGCCACGTCGGCCGCTGTCGGTGCGCTAGCGTATGCGCGGTCACCTGCCCTGGCCGCAGCACTCCGTGATCCACGATCAGGTGGACCGCTGGCACGGCCAGCAAGGCGAGTGTCGCGGCCAGGGCAAGCATCATGACCTCCGAGCGTGCAGGTTACCGTCTTTGTCGAAGATCAGCTCGGTGCCCGCACTGGCCAGGTCGTCCGCCTCGGCACTGAGCGCAGCCACATCGGCGTCAGTGACCTCTTCCTCCTCCTTGGTCCAGGTATCCGGGGCAGCGATCGTGACGGTGGCCACGGCTAGCTCCTTGCTCTTCCTTCGGTACCACCGAAGCGTGCTGATCGTTACGGCGATAGCTCCGGTGAATACCGCCACGGCGACAGCGGCCAGCACAGCCGTGATGATAGTGGTCATTATCACCTGACGGTACACGTAGATGACCGCGCCGATGACGATGAGCATCCCGAGCCCTGCCAGTGCCGGACTGCAATTCATCTGGGAGGACAATCTGCGCATCATGCTGCTTTCTCCTTTCTGTTCTCTAGTGCGTAATCATGCAGGAACTGCTCGTCATCATAGAACGCCTGCACCCATTCTTTCGTGTTCCCCCTTATCATCAGTATCTTACCCGGACCGACAAGGCAGTCCTCGGCCTTGCCGCCAATGGTACGGCTAAACTGCGCGGGAGAAAAGCCTGCCGCTCCGAACAGGTTGAAAGCTGTCTTCAGCGTCTCCCCCGCGAACATGCGGCCATCCAGGTCCTGACACATGAATTCCCCGAACATGCGCGCTTGCCTGCCTACCCGCATGATAGGCGCGATGGCCTCGCCCCATATGGCAGGCGCAGCCGTATTCCCGAGCACGTTGCGATTGTAGCTCTTGAGCCACGCAGCCAGATCGTTGCCCTCGTCAATCAGGATGTAGATATCGTTCAGGTCGGCCAGTGTTATTCTGCCCTCGGCTACCGCGGTATACCTGTCGCGCATTATTCCGAGGAGGTCGTACCATACTCCCCATATCTTATCCATCTCTGACTGGGGTTTGTCGTAAATGTGGATTCCGGGTATGCCGCGCAGCGGCGCGAAGCTGATCTGCTTAGTGTCAACGCAGTAGAGATCGGCCTGCGGATCCTGATGGCATATCTGCGCAGCCTTGACCAGAAAGCCAGTAGTCTTGCCGGTACCGGGACCGGCGAAACGGCAGTGCCATGGAAAGTCTCCGTTGTGACTTGCCACGTACATACCACGATCAGCGACCACGCCGACACCGAAATCACGTGCACCTAGTTTCTCCATCTGCGGTAGATAGTCTCGGAAGCGCACCATGCTCGGCAGCGAATGCACGCGCACCGGATTCCATGTGAGCTCGCGCGGCACCTGCGTAGTGCGCCAGCGGAAGCCGACCCTGCCGACGGTATGCGCCTCTATGATTTCCTGTATATCTTCGCGTCCCTTGAGCACTGCCGAGTACGTTTCCGGCAGCGGGCTTATCTTGCCTTCCTCTGATGTGAGGGTAAGCCTGCTCAGCATATCTGCGCTGGAGCAGCCCATCTTCGCGCCGAGCAAGGTGGCCAGGACGGTCGCTGGCACGCTTTCCAGCTCTGGCTTGCCTTCATCCAGCGCGGGCTTCACTGTCGGTCCTGCGGTTGTCTCATCAGCCTCCAGGACCAGCTTCGCCCGGACAGTGCGGGTAAGCGGCTTAGGAATTACCGGACGCCTGGCCGCGTGCCTCCTTCGCTTGTCGCGTATGGCGAGAACCAGCCAGAGCGCGCAGAGGCCGAGGATGAGGAGCGTGACTCCGCGCACGGTGTCCGCTGGCCAGGCCACCATCGTGCTGAGGATCAGCAGGACCGCGAATACGATCAGGTTATTGCGGACAGCCCTGAAGCGGCGTGAGCGCTTGGTCCAGTACACGGTGCCACGACTGCCCGACATTCTGGATCGGTACATCTCGTCACCATAGCTCTTGTCCGGGTGAATGTGCGCGCCAGTGTGAAACTTGATCAGCACGTTGTGAATCTTGCCTGGCCTTCCTGGATGCCGCCAGCCGAGATACTCCTGCGCGTAGCCGTTGACCACGTAGAAGAATGTCACCAGTGCGTATCCGCCGAACCAGAACAGGAACGGCAGCCACCATGGTACGTGAAGCGCACGCATGAGCGCATCGGTCATAACGACGCTTCCTCTTTCCTGGCTCTGCATGCAGCGGTCCTGCAATTAGAGCTACAGTACCGAGCTGTACGACGTAGCGGTACGAACGGTCGCTCACAGTGCTCGCACGCAATAGCGCTACCTGGCGAAGCGCTACGCGGAAACGCTGTAACGTTGCCGCCTGCGTTGTCGGCGGTAGCGCTATCGCGCGTGCTGGTAGCGCTAGCCGTGCCAGTAGCCTCGTAGGGCTGCTCTGCGTCCGTGCCAGGGCTAGCCGTAGCGCTTCCGGGCTGGCTGGCCGTAGTGTTACGCTGGTCGTCAGTGGTAACGTTTCTCGCGGTAACGCTACCGGCTGCGCCAGCGGTAACGGGGCGAAGCGCTACGACTGCCAGTGCCTTTTCGGCGTGCGTTACGGCTCTGATTCGTGCGATTACGATGTCACGCAGCCCAGATAGCGTCTTCAGCGGGAACAGCGTCCAGCCCCATCCGCCGTACTTCGGGAGCGGTGCTGGATATGCATGACCGTTTCGTGCGGCTGCCTTCGCGCGGGCTTGCGCAGTGTGGATCTCGAACGCGGCTACCGCGGCCAGCGGCAGCCCTGCCCACATCGGGATGGCCAGCGGGCTCTCGCCGCCGAAGATGGCGTGCAGGCTGTTGAGGAAAGCGGACAGCCCTGCGAAGACTATCATCACCGTCCTCGGGAATGCTCCTGACTTGCCTTCCTGAGCAAACTGCAATGACTTGTCCGCGGCAATAAGCGCGACGCCGTCGTAAGCCGTGCTGAATCCTGCTGCGAACAGCTTCGGGACGCCGAGCGTGCGCGCCACGTAGTAAAGGCTGTACGCGGAAATGCTCAATGCCACGGCAAGCACGAGCAGCCAGATCATCCCGCGAAAGCTGCCGCGGGCTGCCTTGCTAAGATTGGTAGCCATCTCGCCTCTCTAGAGTCTTAGGGACGTGAGTAGGGCTGGCCTGGAGATGCGCCTCCAAGCCAGCCCGCTGTCGTGCGGTATTCACTTTTACCGATTAATCGTAGCCGCTGGCTGGCCAATTGCCAATCGTAACTTTCTGCAATCAGCGCGTTAGCGGGCTGGCCAGGCGTGATTACCCGATGCAACTTGCGCCGCAATTGCGGCGATTACCTCCTGACACGGGAAATCAGGACGTCCAGTTCATCGCGGGCATTCTTGAGGGTATTGACATCGTCCTCGGTGAGCAGCGGCCAGTACACGCGATTGCGCGCCAGCTTCGCGATGGCATTCGCTGCCGCCATGGTCAGACCGTGCGCGCTCTGGTCCTCTTCGTCGCGACCGCCGCTGCCCTGGCTGCCGCTGCTCTCCTCGGCAGTGCCGCGCACCTCGTCACTCTGATAGACTGTCGTGAAGTTAGGGTAGCGTGCCCAGTCTTCCTTGTGAGTCTCGTACTGCACGCGGCCGACAAGCTTCCAGCACTTGGCCATGCGTTCCAGATGACCGATGCTGCCCTTGCCGCCAGCCGAGACGATCTCCTGCGATAGCTGGCGGTACGTCTTGCGGGCAAGCTGCGCGCTTATCAGGTGCGCCGCGTGCCAGCGGTCACCGCTGCTCGCTCGCTCGGCAAGCGTAGCCCTGCCCTCGAGCCTGACTATTTCCTTCACGTCCTGGTTTGTCATGGACATAATCTCCGTTCGAAAGCCGCGGCATATTCCTGGCTTTGTACCCTAGGTTACATAGCCCTTTTCTACAGAACTGTACCCTCAGGGTACACCTGGCGTAGAATGTGCGCCATGGCTATACGCGCGATAGAGACAGAGTACGCAGGATATCTTTTTCGCTCACGGCTGGAGGCGAAATGGGCCGTCTTCTTCGATGAGCTGGAATTGACATGGAAATACGAGAGCGAGGGCTACTACGTCGACACGCCGCGCGGCCGAAAGAAGTATCTTCCCGATTTCTGGCTCGAGGATACCGCGCAGTGGGGCGAGGTCAAGGGCCATCTAGATGCCGAGGGAATGGACAGGCTGTATAACCTGGCTTGCGGAATGGCCGCGTGCCATGGCGGCAACGACATCGTCGTCTTCGGCGACATCCCGCGGCTGCGCTCGCTGGCGTGGCCAGTGCAGCTTCACTTCCACGGGCAGCTATGGGGCGTCCCGTGGGAGCCTACCGAGCCAGGCTGCCCGCTGGCACGTCCCAGGGTAGCCGTACAGCCGTCGGACGAGATGGCGCAGCACCTTACCGCGGGCTTCCCGTTCGGGCATCCTGCGTGGGCTGAGGACGCGCTAGACAGGGCACGGCAGGCGCGCTTTGAATGGGGCGAGCATGGGTAAGCACGGCGAGCGGAAGAAACTATGGCCAGGCTTGCTCGGGCTCCTCGGCGTGGCGCTGGCGCTTCTCGCGCTCATAGCGTTGCTCATACTCAAGCCTGATCAGCCCGCTGATCCGCCTCCGCCGCCATGCCAGTATTCAGCCGAGAACGTGACGGTGGCCGTTACCGGTCCGGATTGCATCAGCGTCATGCGACAGGTGGTAGCTGACTCAGATATAGTGTGGCGCGCAGCGAGTCGGGCTGACGGCAGCATGTTCGCGCGGCTGACACACGGTCAGTCTGTGATGTACATCTACGATAACGGCAATCGCCCGCTGGCCTCTGCACTTGTCGGACATTTCGCCGCGGCACAGTGGAAACAAGGATAATCTGCGCTGCGCGCAATAGCGGCAGTGCGTGCCAGGTACCTTCTTGCAGTTATGGAAAGCGTGCCTGCCGAGCAGGCGTCCGCAGCCGCTCACGTACTGGTCTTGCGTGTCGCCGCACTTGCCGCATTTCATTCTCTGGTGGCCATGGTCGGGCCTGCCGGATTTCTGCCAGTCGTGGAAGAACACGCACTTACGGACGCGCTTGCGCTGCACCTGGCCGCACTTGCCGCATTTCCACAACTGATAGCCATCGCGCGGGCTGCCCTGGCGCACGAGCTTGCCAGGGCAGCTTCCGCTGAAGAGTCCTTTACTGTGCGGCATAGCCGTAGACCCGATAGATGAAGATGGCCAGGGTCATGAGCTCAATGTCAGCATAGGTCAGCCCGAGAGCGAGCAGGTACGCGACCAGCATGGCACCATACAGCACCTGAATGCACATGTCGTAGTAGGTCATCGCGACACCATCGCGATCAGGATCACTATCTGGAGAACCAGAGTGATAATGGCGAACAGAAGCGTCAGTCGCCGCCGCGTGCGCGGGCTCACAGCGTGACCTCAAGGTACTGGCGAAGTGCGCCGCTCGGGCTGGCGGTAGGGTCTTCCAGGCTGAGAACTTCCTGGATGGCCTCAATGGCCAGGTACGCGTCGGCCAGGTTGCGATCGCCATCGTCGTCGTTCTGGTTATCGGTCTGGATGTCGGTGATGCGCTCGATGAGCTGGAGCTTGTCGCTGTTGTTCATGTCCTCGCCTTTCCGTTAAGACAACCATACCGCGGAGCACTGTCAATGAACAGCCCTCCGCGGTATGTTTCTGAACTTTCTAGAGGCCGACCGAGCTGGCACCGTGCGCGGCTTGCGCGTATGTGAAGCCGTCGAACGTGAGCTGGTCGATCAGGCTGCCGCGGCTGAAGCCGCCGACATTCTTCATGTAGGAGCTAGCACTGGCCGCGGCTTGCGCCATCCAGTCAGCGCCAGTGTGGTCGACTGCCCACGTGGCATCGGCGTTGCTGAACTTGTCGAAGACAAGCTGCTTGATCAGGCCCGAGCGACTGAAGCCGCCGACGTTCTGGAGGTAGCTGTTCGCGCTGTCCAGCGCGCTCTGCTGTGACACGCTAGGCGCAGGAGCTGACGGAGCAGGAGCAGGCGCTGACGAGGGGTCCGTAGCGGGCTGGCTGGCCGCGGGCTGGCTTGGCTGCACGGGCTGCGTCGCCGGAGCCGAGGTAGACGGCGGTATCAGGGTAATCGGGGCAGTATTGCCAGTGTGCGCGCCAGCAATACCGGCTACGATCAGGATAGCGACGAGGCTGATCCAGAAGTAGCTGAACACGAGCCCCATGACGGACAGGATGCTGCGCTTGCGGTCGGCACGCTTGGCCGCGCGATTGGACACGTGCCCGAGCACGATGCCGACAGGCCAGAACAGGATGCCGAAGATGAGCGCGCAGACAGCCAGCCCGTCGTTGACGGACTCGCCCTTCGGGTTAATGGTGGACATGGTGGTTCGCCTTTCTAAGCGATAGTAGGACATTGCCGGAATGGCAAGCCTGCCGCGGGCTGGTCCTGCACCAGCCCGCTACAGGTCAGCCGTTACTCAGCTTCGCTGAAGTCTACGCCAGCGGCTTCCCACGTGACGCGCGGTATCTGCGGTATGGCGTACATGCTTTCCGCCACGGTGCCAGGGTCGCGGATGGCGTCGGCCAGGGACTCCAGTTCCTGAGCCACGTCGTCAGCGGACAGGCCCTGACTCAGTGCGCCGCGCGCTGCCTGCGCGGTAACGGCACACAGGATCATGTAGGCCTCGCCGATCTTGTCGGGTGCTGGCGTGATGCCCTGGCAGTAAGCGGGCTTGCACTGGCACTCGTCATCCGTGTACCAGCTACCGTCATGATAGTGACCGCCGCGTTCCTGCGTGCGACCCGTGAATCCTGATTGGTCGGTGCTTGCCATGTTGTCGCCTTTCTGGTTGCCTACGGCAATCCTACCTGAGTTTTCTGCTCTTGACAAGCGCCAGCCCCGAGCGGATGTACGGTCCGCTGCGGGGCTGGCTGGCAAGGGCTGGCTAGTACACGACCGAGATGGCATTGGCACCATACTCGGGCTCCTTGTCGTGGCGCATGTGCTGCCCGTCGTGCAGGGCTGCCATGGCTGCCGCGTACTGGCTGCGCTCCTTCTTCTGGAGCCATTCGAGCTTGACCTGGAGCTCGGCTATGCGGTACGCGGTGCGGTTGTGCGCCGCGGCCAGCTTGTCGGCGGTCGGGTTCGGCAGGCTCACCGCGGGCTTGTCAATGCCGCAAGTGCATGACTTGTCAAGACCGCTGCCCTGGAGACCGCAGTCAACGGCATGGGTGCCTGAACCGCGCTGCACAGCGGCCAGCCGCACGGGCAGGCCAGCGGTGCACGGCATGAAATCGGTGTAGTTCATGGCGTCTTCAGCGGTCATGGACTCTTCGGCGATGAAGTCGGCCCACCATTCCTCGGCGGCGTCAACCTGACTGTCAAACGCGGACACGTAGTCGCTGGTGCTGCCGCGCTTCTCCTTAGCGATGTCACGGCAGCCTGCGCGGTGCACGCGTACCTCGGCGCTGCCTGCCTTCGCGTTCGCGAGCCAGCGGTTCGGGTTGTAGATGAAGTGGAGTTCCATTGGATTCGCCTTTCGTGTGTGTAGCCTCAGTCTAGCGCGGAGTTCGACTTTTCGCAAGCCAAGTGGTCGACTTTTTACAGCAGTCAAGCCCCGCGTCGCAGGGACGCGGGGCTTGCTGCCCGTAGGCCCGACCGGAGTCGGCTACGGAGCTTGCTACGGCTTGCGCCAGCCGGACGAGTTGGGACGCACCAGCCCGGTCGGCCAGTAGCGCTCCCAGCCAGCCCCGCCAGTCGGCAGCGCGTGCAGCCAGTTGACCATCTTCTGCTGGTCGGCCTCGGGCAGGTGACCGAACTTCTCGGCCACCATGTCCACCAGCGCCACGGCCAGCGCCTGATTGTGCTCGCGCGGGCTGGCACCGTTACCGGCGACCTTCTCGTCAGCGGGCTTCGCTGCGGGCTTGCGCGCCGCGGCAGCGGCAGCCTTGTCAGCGGCTGCCTTGTCGGCAGCGGTCGGCCTGGTGCTGGGCTTGGCAGCCGTGCGCGCGGTGCGCTTGGCAGTCTGGACCGGAGTCTCAGGCTTGCTGGTGCGCCGCGTAGGCTTGGCAGGCGTAGCGGGCTTGACGTCCTCTACCTTCCTGCGCGCGGTCGGCTTGGGCTTGGGCTGGTTGGCCGCGGGCTGCTCGCCGGGCTTGCGGGTGACGCCAGCCAGGACCTTCGCGTCACGGTCGGCGTTCGTGCTGGTCGGGATCACCGTGCCAGTGTGGTCCTGCTCGTCGTGGAGCTTGATCTGGGCTTGCTTGGTCTTGGGGATGTCCACGATGCCGTGGTCGTCCCGCAGGTGCGCGGCCAGGTCGCCGCGCATGACGGACATACGGTGGGTCTTGAGCTCTTGCGCGTTCATGTTTTCGCCTTTCGCGTGCCCCGCTGTTCGGGGCTGATGGTTGAACACTACCCGGTGTCCGGAGGGTTGACAAGCCCTCCGGACGCTGAATTTCTACAGCGGCTGAACGAGCAGGCTGTCCGTGAAGACAGGGTCGTCCAGCACCTTGCGCAGCCAGGCCTCGCAGGTGGCGTCGGGCTGGCCGTAAGCGCCGATGAGCTCGGCTACGTCCCTAAGCAGGTGCACCAGCACCAGCCCCGGATTGAGCTCGTAGTGCACGGGCACATCCTTGCTCGGGATGTCGCCTGGTCGCGGTTGCTGCCATGCGCTAGACGGGTCGTGCTTGCGGCAGTCCCAGACGAGGTCTTCGGCACCTGGCATAGCCGGATAGAACTGAATTTCGGCATGCGCGCGGCGCGCATTGGTGAACCGACCCTTGAGGATCATTTCGTCAAACTGCCGAGTAGCCCGGTACAGC